GCCTTTGCCATTCTTGATTTTCCTTTTCTCAATGACCTCGCCGTGTTTTTTTAGCTTGTATTTTTCTCTCTGCCTGTCTTTTCTTAAATTTCTTATAGCCGCTGAGATTGAAGGCTCACCGTAAAATTTGCCACTTTTGTTCTTGATGACCCGTTGCAGTGACCAATAAGTCCACCATGTTATTCCGTCTTTCATACAAAGAAAGACCATATCATCTAAAGTTAATTTTTTATTCATCTGTTGATACCTCGTATGTTGCAATTAACTTTTGAAATGACTCATTTGTTTTACCGCTAGAATCTTCTAGGGCTTGCTTGATTATCACCTCATTCTTTTTATAAGAGTTCTGACCATACGCATCATTCTTGCCCATGTATTTGCGGCACAAGGCTATGTATTCTTCTGGTGTGTTTGCCGAAGCGATGGGCTTGCTAACGCTGTTCAATATCTTGTATTTTCCAGTTTTGCTGTCTCTTTGCATGGCGCTCTCAGCATCATCATCTTTGCTACTGATGCCACAGGCTAGACTTAAGGAATAGCGGCGAGCGTAGGTAAGCGCACCACCATAGGCTTGAGGGTCAAACTTATCTACTGGAACTTGCACAGAGCCTGTTGATAAGCAACCACCATGACCGTAGAAAACGGTCTCAACTGATGCGCCGCGCTCATATTCTTTGCTGATTTGTTGAAAGTAAATGCCGTGCCTGTTTAGGGCATCTTTCGCAGTATCAATCACTACCTCTAGTGTTGCGTATTGACTTTTGAAAAAAGGATTTTTTGCATCTTTCAATGCATGGTCAATATCAATTTGTGCATTTATCAAGTTTTTTATTAGTTCATCGTTTACATTCATTTTATATTCCTCTCATTTAATAAAACAATTTCATAGCGCCTTTTATTTCATTAGCGCCCCAATAGTCATACCAGTTATCGTTGCTGAGATTAGGCTCAAGGTTTGATAGCTGACAGACCTCTCTTATATCGTCACTCAAACTTAACATCTTCATCATTTTTGTGACAATTCTTTCTAGCTGTGCTTTATGTATATCAATATCTGCCACATCAAAACTGATGAGCTCGCTGACTTTTGTTGTCGTGTATACATAATCAATGACAGGCGCTTTATCTGTTGACAAAGAATACATTGTCAGTTGCCTGTCGTAGTCGCTGTTCTTTTTTGGTTTGTAACTTGTAGTTTTCAAATCTCTGACACAATCTTCATATTCAAGGTCAAGGATTCCGTAGAGTGTTACAGGTAATGAATCAAACTGATAAGTGACTTGCTTTTGTGATGCAATCGGCACACCTAAATCTTTATAGACAGGTATAACTGCCTCTAGTGTTCTTTTTAAATATTGTTGTTTTTTGTGTGCGCCATCAAAATCATAATCAATACCTTCCTCTCGTGCTAAATCGGCGACCCTCGCGAATTCTTCGTTAGCTAGATCAACACTTTCTTTCGTTGATACATTATCAACTACAGCGCGTGTGATTCCAGTCTCAATCGCATTCCCGTAAGTGAAAGCGGGCTTGATGATTCGGTCACTGTACCCCGCAATATTTACCAACCACTTAGCGGGATTCTTCATGAATTTATTTATAGCCGATGGCGAAATGTATTTCACGCCGTGAACTTCAAAGGGATTACTCATATTATCTCCAGTCAAAATATCAATTTATTACGGTATTATAAACTCAAAAGGTGATGTTTGCAAAAAGATACAAAACAAAGTAATCTAACTGACTATGTCTATTGAATGCTTAAATTGGTGTATAAAACAAAAGTGCGATACTCCCACCACAAAACTGGTCTTATTCATACTCTCTAATTACTCAGATGAAAAAAACTCATGCTACCCATCAGAAAAGAAATTGGCTGAACTGGTGGGGGTCTCAGATAGACAAATTAGAAGATGCCTAAACTGGCTTGAAAAAAACAGATACATAAAGATAGAGCCTAGAGCGGGCACAAGCAATAGGTATTACATTAGTATGGACATCAGCGTCCGCACTGGTAGGACATCAGTGTCCGAAGGGGGTAGGAAGCCCATGACCTATAATACAAAAGAATATACAAAAGATAATACAAGGGATGAACTATACACAGATTATTTCAAAACTTTCTGGAAAATATATCCAAGAAAGGTTGGTAAATACACTGCGGCTCAGTCATACAAAAAAGCCACAAAGAAACATAGCCATAAACTTATACTAGAAAGACTTGAAGTTTTTGCTAAGAACAATGCAATGACAGAGGAAAGATTCATACCTCATGCACAAACATGGCTCAATCAAAAAAGGTTTCTAGATATTCCAACTGAAAAAAAGAAAAATACTATGAACAACCTTGCGGGGTAAAAAATGATAAGGGGTAAAAATGAAAAAAAGCATCTACGATATATTGAACGAAAACGGCATCAAGGCAAAATCATATGAAGGCAACACAAAAAACAAGTGCCCGCGCTGTCAACCACCTCATAACAAAAACGATAATCCGCTCAGTCTAAGCTGTGATGGAACATCGGCAGTATGGAACTGTCACCACTGTGGATGGTCTGGTGGAACAAGCACATCAACAAATAACTTTGTTACAGCACGCGAAAAGATATATGTAGCGCCAAAGCTACCAGAAAAAACAGAAACTCCATCTACAATGTACACATGGTTTTCAGAGCGTGGCATCAGCAAGGAAACAGTTCAGAAAAAAGAAATATACATAGAAGATAAATACTGGATTGCATTCCCATACAAGGATGAAGAAGGCAAAGTAGTCAACATAAAATACAGAACACAAAGCAAGAAATTCAAACAGTCGCCAAATGCAAAGCGGTCACTCTATAACTATGACTTAGCCAAAGACAGCGACACAGTCATATTTGTTGAGGGTGAAATGGATGTCCTCACTATGATAGACGCGGGATACGAAAACACAGTCACACTTCCAGACGGCGCACCCAAAGAATGCAAGCTGAATCCAAAAGACAAAAGATTCACGGCACTAGAAAACTGTCCTCTCAAGGCAAAAAAAATTATATTGTTTGTGGACAATGACTCTGCGGGCGCAAGTCTACACAAAGAGTTACTGCATAGATTCGGAAAGGAAGTGTGTTGGTATGTTGACTACCCGCAAGACTGCAAAGATGCAAATGAAGTTTTACTCAAGCACGGGGTCAGTAAGATAAAAGAGATAATCCAGTATGCTAAACCCTACCCTATTGATGGATTGTTCTCTGCTCACCAATATTACGGCTCTGTGCTTGACCTCTATAACGGAAACTATGTCAAGCCAATCAACATAGGATACAAAAACCTTGATGAGATTTATAAAATATTAAAGGGAACTTTTCACACAATCACAGGGATACCCAATCACGGCAAATCATCGTTTCTGGATATGTGTCTGGTCAAGATATCAGAGAATCATAACTGGCGATATGCAATTTTCAGTCCAGAGCATAGCACGCAGATGCACCTCAGAAGGCTAGTGCAACTGAAAGTCCAGAAAGCATTTGATGAAGGATTTACAAATCGGATGACGAAAGAAGAACTGCAAAAAGGTCTAGAATGGATAAATGAAAGGTTTTATTTTATTGAAACGAAAGACACGACCCCTGATGTAGATTACATAATTGAAAAAGCAAAAGCGGCAGTACTCAAATATGGTTGCGATGCCTTAGTTATTGACCCTTATAACGAAGTTTCTGCGGTGCGAAAGGGTAACGCCAGAGAAGATGAGCATATCCGAGACTTCATAAGCAAGCTAAAAAGATTTGCAAGGGTGCATGAGTGTGTGGTTTTCTGTGTGGCGCATCCTACAAAGCTACCCAAGAATACAGATGGCAGTTACATGGCACCTACAGCATATGACATAAGCGGCGCGAGTCACTGGTCAAATCAAAGCGATGCTATACTCACGGTGCACAGAGATTTTGATGACAACAGCATACAAGTGATAACAAGAAAAATTAGAGAGCAAGGCTTGTATGGAAGCATCGGTGAAGCACACTTCCAATACAATCAAACAAAAAGAATTTTTGAAGAAAAAGTAGAAACACACATAACAGACATACCGCACTGGAGTGACTCATGAGCACAGAAATTAAACAAGAAGATTATGACATCAGGATAGCCAATGTGGACGAACTGATACCATACGAGAACAACCCAAGAAACATAACGCAAGAAGCCGTTGAACTGGTAAAAAAATCAATACAAGAAAATAAATTTTCATCCGTGATAGTCGCAGACAAAGACTTGCAAATCATAGCGGGTCACACAAGATTGCGTGCCGCGAAAGAACTTGGCATAAAAAGCGTGCCTGTGTTCATAGCGAAGACACTAGATGAAAACTCAGTGAAACGACTTAGACTGCTTGACAACAAACTAACAGAAAATACAGATTGGTCAATTGACAAACTCAAAAACGAACTTGATGAAGTGGACATGGATCAAGACTTAAAAAACCTCTGGTCTGACCTGATGAACTCAGACCTTAGTGAGTTTGACCTTCCAGATGAAAATATGATTGAGCCAGAAGATGATACATACGGTCAACCAGTTATACAATATGTGCTGATTTTTGATAATGAAACACAGCAACAAGATTGGAATATGTACCTGATATATCTCAAAGAGAAATACCCAGAACTTGAAACACACTCCGCTAGAATAAACGCAGACATCGCAGAAAAGAGGGGATACTAGGGCTGGGGTCACTGCGAGATATCGCTTGTATGGCGATTGTGTGACCTCAGTTTGTGCAATTTTTAAATGAAAAAGACGATTCCTAAGAAAGTAAGGCAGTTCATAGACAATAATGTTTATGAGGAATCTTTAAAAAGAATAGAGCATATATACAATACTTTTGACACATTGGTCGTTTTATTCTCTGGCGGCAAAGACAGTCTGGTGACACTCCACTTGGTGAAAGAGGTGTTGAATGCACATGGTATCAACCGTGTGAATGTGGTCTTTAGAGATGAAGAACTGATACCTGATGAAGTCATCAATTTCGTAAACACATACAGAAAAAAAGATTGGGTCAGGATGCTTTATTTTGCCGTGCCGCTTGAAAGCCAAATACACATACTAGGTGAAACAAAAACATACATACAATGGGATGAAAACAGGGTGCACATTAGACCTAAACCTGATCACGCGATTACAAGCAAAGATGTATTCAACCAATATAAAATGGACTCATTCACTGCAAGTTTCTACAAAGGAAAGATAGCTCTTATCAATGGTATCAGAGCCGCCGAATCAATAACGCGGTACGGTGCTTGTATGTCAAAAGTGAACGAAAACTACATAAACAACACGGCTAGTAACATTGGCAATGTCAGATTATGTAAGCCCATTTTTGATTGGCAAGAAAACGATGTCTTCAAATACCTATATGACAAAGGTATTAAATACTGTTCCATCTACGATAAGCAGATGTGGAATCAAGAACAACTCAGAGTCGCTACACCTCTGGTTTCAGAAAACGCAAGAAGATTCTATAAACTAAAAACACTAGACCCAATATTGTATCAACAAATTATTGACATCTTTCCTGACACACAACTCCAAGACAAATACTGGAATCAGATGGATGGCGATAAACTCAAAAACAAATACTCAAAGAATCTTCACACTGTGCTAGATTACATCAAAGACCACATAAGAGATGGAAAGCAAAAGAGCAAAGCGATAAAGCAATTCAAAAAAGCTGTGGTCATGCACCGCAATGACCCAAACGGATATCCCATAGAACACATATTCACTTATTTCAGAACTGGCGCATACAAGAGGAATTTATATGTCAAAAGCACATGGATCAATAATGAATGACCCAATAAACCGCGTGGTTTGGATGAACGCACAACAACTCAACCCCAATAACTACAATCCAAATTTTGTCTATAACAGTGAACTCAAGAGTTTGGAGAGGAATATTTTGGAGTTTGGCTTCGTGCAACCCGTGATCATTACAAAAAAGAACATAATCATAGATGGCTTTCACAGGGTAATGCTGAGCCAAACAAGCAAAAAAATCATAGAAAAATATCAACATAAAGTGCCTTGCGTTATTTTTGATGTGCCCCGTGACAAAGCAATGATACTCACGGTGAGGATGAATCGCGCCAAAGGAAGCCACATAGCCGCGAAGATGTCAGAGATGGTGCGTGAGCTTATAGACACACATGGATGGGAAGTAAAGAAGCTAGGGAAGCAATTGGGCGCAACAAAGTCAGAGGTTGAGCTACTGTATCAAGAAGGTGTGTTCAAGATGAGAGATATAAAAAACCATGAGTACTCAAAAGCATGGTACCCAAAAATAAAAGAAAAAGATGAAAATACAACAAAGCAAAATATATCTACATCAAGTTAACTATGAATCAATAAAAGGATTCAAAAATCTTGCCAAGAAAGAGCGAGTCAGTCTAACTGAAACTAAAGATACAATGTGGTTTCATGTGAAACATAAAAAAGAAATTATAGGATGTTGTGCAATACACTTAGGCAGAAAAAAAACAAGGCTCAAAGGCTCGTGGCTGTTACCCCAATATAGAGGGAGAGGGTCATTCAAAACAATAAATGATTACAGGGAAAAGATATCAAAAGACTTGGGATACAAAAAGATTGAAGTCCTCACTCTGCACAAAAATCATTATGCAAAGCGAGGATTCAAACTACTAAAGGAAACTAAAAATAAAGGCGTCTATCACATGGAAAAGAACTATCTCAGTGAAGAACTCGTCATATCTACTAAATGAGAAACAGAATGAAGCGAGTCATACAAAGGTGCTGTGTTCATTCCATTCTGGATGTAACCCTCTTCAATGATGTCAAAATAATATTTTGAAGGCGGGTGATACTCACTTCTGTTCATCTTGTAAAACATCACTGTTTCAGTAGTTTCTACACCATCCTTGTTGATGGTTACCAAGAAGTGCTCTTTGCGATATAGGTGAGGGTAACCCTCAAAGCGGTCAAGACTGCGCTCACAATCATCAGTGATATCCCAAATCACTCCATAGACCTTGCTCTTTGGTGAAGTCTCAATATCAGCGACACCTTTGAAAACCAACACCCAATCAGGCAAAGCTATCGTAGTGACTAGCTCTGCATCAGGGCAACGGAACTCCATGCTCTCTAAATTTGTGTTTGCACCGTATGCGAAATACAACATATCAATTTACCTCTCTTATCAATCCATAAAAAATCATTTCATCTATAAAGCCTACCTCGTCACTGAACTCAAATAAATATCCGTGCATCTCGTAGACCCTGACAGAACATTGCTTGCACCACTCAAGTCTGTCATCTGCGTATATCTTAGCCCAACTGATTTGAAATAATTCTTGTGCCAAATCTTTCTTAGTCGTGCTTTTGTATGTTTTACCATCGTTATCTATAAACCTCATGAAACCATACTCTCAGAGTTATCTGCGCGAATTGATGAAGGCTTCCTTGCCCACATCCATTTCGCTTTATCTTTGTTATGAATTTTTGTATTCAAATCCATGAATCTCTTTTTGTAAAATGCTTTGATATCTTTTGTGATTACCCCTTTCTTTGCCAGAGCATCAAGCATGTGCTTTGATGTGTAAGTGCGCGTTGTGTCATCAGGGTAAATCGTTGACCCTTTGAATGTGAAGGCGGCTTCAACCATGCCCTGACTTAATCTGACCCAGTTCTCAATCTTAGCTGTGTCAAGAGTGCCACTGTGAGCGCGATTCTCAAATGAGCCATGAACGATGTAGTTCTGGAAGTTCCACTTGTCTCTACCGCTGAACTCGCTGTAGCTAAGAAGGTGTCTCTTTTTCATTCTGTTAAGCTCTTTGTGAACTTCATAAAGATTCTTTTCAGTGCAGTATGCGTCCTGACAATATCTGTTGTTTTGCCCTCGTCTACTCTCAGGAAGAAGCAACCCGATTGCCGCTTCATATTTAGAAAAGAACTTCATGAGTTTTCTGAGGTTGTGCGTAGAAGCATTCACAACATCAATGTGAACATGAAGTCCGCAACTGCGATTCACCTTGCTGACAGACTCAATCACATCAACCACACGCTTCAGTTTCAACATATCGTCTTCACCGTGAAGAATCGGAGTGACTAATTCCATTCCGTGACAATACTCAGAAGACCCGTCAACTGAGCCGTCATACTTCAATCTCCAGATGTTGCTCTTATTGGAGTAAGAAACACAATGCATCTCAACCCCTGTCTCATCTTGAATTTTGTCTGCCATCTGACTGCGAATCAATTTTGAAACAAATTCTACCTCAACCCCGTATCTTCTGCCGTTATCTAAATTTACTTGATTCATTTTATTTTCCTCTAGTTTTTCAAATTATGTAAATCATTTAAGTATGTATATTTTAACAAACATGAAATAAATATCCACTATTGGGAGAATCTAATATGTAAGTTACTGATTTGTAAGGGAATTTAATTACAGAGTTAGAAAAAAACTATTTGGATTTGCGCTACATATAAAAATAAGTTTGCAATAAGACACTAAGTGTAGTATCCTGTCCGTGTCTTAAATTAAATGAGGTACATAAAATGAACAAGACAGACAATAAGAAACACTTAGTGTTTCATGTAGAAGAAAGCCATGAGGATTATTGCCACATGTGTCAGCAACTCGGTGAGCCACAGTTTGGTGTGAAGATGCACCGTAGCCTTCCTACCGATACCAGATGGGTAAGAATGGTGATGAATGATGATGCACCAAAGTTTTCAGTCTTATGTGGTGACTGCATTTATGAAGCACATCATTCAGATGGGGTTGATCAAGTTATGGAAAATGGGAAGCCATGGTTGCCTAGCAAAAGCGGAATGATGTTTATCAGAACTTCAAAGATAGAGGATTAAGATGATGAACTATTACGAAAAAGTGTTTGCCGAAATGAAGGCTAAATATAAACTTGATAAGAACATACCAGTATATGATTTATCATTCTATCTAAATGACAGTGACTGGAAAAAACTTACACAGGCAATGAAGTATCCGAATGGGATACTGAGAGAGGTGCAATCATGAATGCAGATAAAACGCTACAACTTATAGTCAGGAATAACATGAAAACGCTTGACGATATTTATACAAAAATAGATTTGAGAAAAGGTCTAGCAATGCCGCAAAGGATTGGAAAATCTCAATACAAAGAATATCAAAGAGCGGTCAAGGCATTCAATCAACTGACAGATATGAATCAAGAAATACTAGACACGCTATATCCAGACAGGCAACAAACATGGAAAACTAGACTGCGCCTCAATCTGGTGGAACAGGGAACTTGCACTACGGATGAATACACGGCAGATTGGTATGAGTGCAACATAGTGAGTTATAAAGATGAATAACATAATACTGCAACAACTCATACACGGGTATCAAAGTGATGAATGGTTAGATGCTTTAGCACTCCCCGTGCATTGGAATCATAAAAAAGGTATTTTACCCTTAGAGCAACAGCTTAAATACTTCAAAGATGTGAGCAAAGAAATACAGCAAGCTATGAAGTTCTACATAGATGCAAGAGATACAAAGAACAATCTCTCACCAGTGGAAATGGAAAAGGTGGTTGAAGATTTAAAAATATATTTACCTTATAAATCTTGTCTTATACAGCTAGAAACAGAAAACTGTATATATCATGTTTTGGTGGGTAATGACGGTGAAAAGACAGCAGACACAGAACAAGATGTTTTGAGTGCCTTAATGTTTTACTACCAAAAAAGGGGGGCGCCTTACTTATCCATGAGTGATAATATTACTTGGGCGCATGACTATTGTACTTATGGATTTACTTATCATCATAAAGAAGAACTGAGCCCATACTTAAACAGGGTAGTAGGTAAAGAAGATTACACATTCTGGTTGAAGAATTTTCCTGACGGTTTCATTTTGACAGACCCAGATAGCAATGATGCTTACACAAATCCCAGTTTGAATGATTGGACATCTCATATATCAATGGTAATTGTGCAACTCAATGTGTTGCTAGCATATCCTGAGATAACAGACTCAAAAGATGTACTAGGCAGACCCAACAACACAGTAGGACATACACAACTCAAAAACTTAAAAGACTCTACACTTAGAAACAGACCCAAGTATCAACACAAAACACTGAAACTCAATATGTATGGAGAGCCATCTGGCGGCGAATCAAAAGGTAAACGGTCAGAGGGTACAGCATTCCACAGTGTTAGGAAGCACATACGCAAACTAGCAAGCGGTAAGAAAACATTTGTGAAAGCACACTTTAGAGGTAGCAAGGACATAGGTGTGGTGACTAAAGATTATGAAGTAAAAGTAGATTAGAACTGCTATAATAAAAATACATTCCAGAGGGAAAAATGAATATACAAAACATACCTGTAGATAAAATAATACCCTACAAACAAAACCCTAGAAAAAATGATGATGCTGTCAACATTGTCAAAAAATCACTAAAAGAGTTTGGATTCCAACAACCCCTCGTCCTTGATGCGAACTACGAAATCGTGGTGGGGCATACAAGATACAATGCCGCACTGAAACTTGGCATGAACGAAATACCATGCATCCTCGCTGAACATCTCTCTAATGAGCAAATAAAAGCCTACAGAATAATGGACAACAAGTCCGCAGAGTACTCAAAATGGAATACAGATTTGCTGACCAAAGAAATAATAGAACTGCTAGAGAGTGACTACGATATAAGCCTAACAGGTTTCACACAAAACGAACTGAAAGACATGGATATCAATGTTGACCTTGATGATTTGGCATCACAGGGTCTCAGTGACGAAGATGATGTACCAGAGATATCTGGTGAATATGTGAACAAGGTAGGTGATGTATGGATGATGGGTGAGCACAGACTCATGTGCGGTGACTCAACAGACAAAGCAACGGTCACAAAACTGATGAACGGACAAAGAGCAGATATGGTTTTCACTGACCCACCATACAATGTTGCCGTAGAGCAGAGCGCGGGAACAATTATGAATGATGATATGGATACGGAAGACTTCAAAGACTTCTTGGCAGAAACATACAAGAGGTATTATGAAAACATGAAGCTAGGCGCTGTGATATATGTGGCGCACTCCGAAGCAGAAAGAGCGAGCTTCACAAAAGAGTTTGTAGATGCGGGATTTAAACTGGCGCAAAACTTGATATGGAATAAACAGCACGCAGTCATAAGTAGACAAGACTACAACTGGAAACATGAGCCTATACTTTACGGATGGAAAGAAGGCGCGGGTCATTACTACTGTGAAGACTTCACTCAAACAACAGTCATTGAAAACAAGCCTGACTACAACCGTATGGAAAAAAATGAACTGATAGAAGTTATAAAAAAAATGACAGAGAACTTCACGGCAACAGTCATAGACTTTGATAAGCCAAATAAAAGCGAACTGCATCCCACAATGAAGCCAGTGGGATTGGTGCAAAGACTCATACAAAACTCATCAAAGCAAGATTGGCTCGTGCTTGACCTGTTCGGTGGTGCGGGCAGTACACTCATAGCTAGTGTAAAAGCTAAAAGAAAATGTTACATGATGGAACTTGATCCAAGATTTGCAGATGTGATTATTGAACGATGGCAGAAATACACAGGCAAAGAAGCAATACATGAATCAACAAATAAAAAATATAATGATTTCAAAATATAAAAATATTTGTTATAAAAACATTTTAGTTACAGAAAATTACACAAAATGGCTAACAAAGACAGCAAATATCCCAAGATAACTTCTGACTTAAAAGAAAAACTAAGACTTGCATATGTTCAAGGCGAAGCTGATTCACAAGGATTCAGAAGAACATCAACCATTGAAGAACTCGCAGACCAGTACTCACTGTCAAAAAATACACTGTACAAAATGGCACAGAGAGAAAAATGGAAGGTTGAAAGAGAACAGTTCCAAAAAAAGTATGAAGAAAAACTGGATGCACAAAGGATAAAAGAATTTTCTGTAGAGTCAAAGAAGTTTGATTTGGCTTCAATCAACATAGCGAAAGCATTACTTGCAAGAGTCGGTCAAGTTATTAGGAACAGTCAAAACTCAAGCATGGAAGAATTCACTCCAAATCAATTAGATGCTCTCGCGGGCGCGGCGATAAAAACTCAGAAATTTGCCAGATTGGCTATGGGTGAAAACACGGACAACATAAACCTAAATGCAAATATCCAACAAACAGATGCCTTCCGAAGTGCTATGGAATTGCTTGACTCAGTTGCAGAGCAACAGCGAAAAGTCAACGATACAGCTGTACACTGAATGGCTCAAGACAGCTAGACCAAAACAACTGGCACCACAAGGCGATTATTTTATATGGCTCATCCTAGCGGGTCGTGGATGGGGTAAAACCAGAACTGGCGCTCAAGACATTGCTCTTTATGCACTGAGGAATCCAAACACAATATGCGCAGTCGTAGCACCAACATTCGGTGATTTAAGGCGTGTCTGCTTTCAAGGTAACAGTGGTTTATTATCAATAATACCAAGAGAGTGCTGTGATGATGACTTTGCAACTAACGGATACTCAGCAAGTATATGCGAAATGCGCCTAGCTAACGGATCAAAAATTGTTGGATATGCCGCTATCAATCCAGAGAGATTAAGAGGTAGTCAGTTCCATAGAGCATGGTGCGATGAATTGTGTTCGTGGCAGTACCCAGAATCATTTGATCAACTTATGTTCGGGTTGAGGTTGGGTGAATCACCGAGATGCGTAATCACAACAACACCGAAACCAACAAAGCTGTTGAAAGGTTTGGTGGAAAGAGAAGATGTGACTGTCACAAAAGGTAACACATTTGAGAACGAAGCCAATCTAGCTGAATCAGCACTGGCGATGATGCGATCAAGGTATGAAGGCACGGCTCTTGGTAGACAAGAACTGTATGCTGAAATATTGGATGACATTGAAGGTGCGCTTTGGTCTCATGATTTGATTGAGGAATCAAGGTTGCCGATAGGAACAGAAAGACAACTCACACAAATTATCGTAGCCATTGACCCCGCTGTGACAGCGAATGAAAACTCAGATGAAACTGGTATAGTGGTCGTGGGAAAAGACTCAAGAAATGAATTTTATGTCTTAGAGGATTTATCAGGCAAGCATTCTGCAGACAATTGGGGTAAGATAAGTGTCAGAGCCTACTATGAATGGGATGCAGATAGAATAGTAGCAGAAGTGAACAATGGTGGTGACCTAGTGGAAAGGTTGATCAGAACAATAGATATCAATGTTCCATACAGGTCAGTAAGGGCATCAAGAGGTAAGATGGTTAGAGCAGAGCCTGTTGCCGCCCTATATGAGCAAAGGCGAGTTCATCATGTTGGTGTTTTTGACGAACTGGAAACGCAGATGTGCACCTACACAGGACAAAATAATCCAAGTCCTGATAGGTTGGATGCTTTAGTCTGGGGATTATCAGAATTGAGCAAATCGCATGGACAAGTTAACTGGAGAATAAGCTGATGGCATTGTTAGATAATATAAAAAATGTATTCACCATAAGAGGGAATGAATATAAAGCAACGAACATGGTTGGATATTTTGGTGTTGGTGCTAGTGACCCAAAACAATACAAATATCAAGACTTAGCAAAAGAAGGCTATCTAAAGAACGCAATCGTGTACAGATGTGTCAATGAGATATCAAAAGGCGCAAGTGCCGTAGAATATTGCCTTAAATCAGGCGACCAGATGATTGAAGTACACCCTATACTTGACTTGATTGCTAGACCAAACCCATTGCAATCATACGCAGAATTTTCTCAAGCATTGTTTGGCTTCTTACTACTGAGTGGTAACGCATACATACTGAAGGTTGGTGGTGACATAGGCAGACCAAAAGAACTGCATTTGTTAAGACCAGATAGGGTAGTCGTCAATGGCGGTAACAAAGCCATACCAGAAAGCTATGATTATATGATAAACGGGAGAGTCCAAGAGTCATATCCTGTTGACCAAGACACAGGTGCAAGCGATTTGAAACACATCAAGCTATGGAATCCATTAGATGATTATTATGGTTGCTCACCTTTATCTGCGGCGGCAGTGGAAGTAGACCAACATAACCTATCTAGCAAACACAACATCAACTTATTGAACAATGGTGCTAGACCTAGTGGCGCAGTTATATTCAAGCCTAAAGATGAGTCAGGCTTCAATGTCAATTTGAGTGAAGCACAAAGACAGCAATTACTTACAGACCTCAACAATAGATTTCAAGGCGCGGGCAATGCGGGAAGACCATTATTGTTAGAGGGTGACTTTGACTGGCGTGAGATGGGATTGAGTCCAAAAGATATGGATTTTATAAACCTAAAACACATGAGCGCAACAGATATAGCGTTGTGCTTTGGAGTGCCAAGTCAATTAGTAGGTGTACCAGATGCACAAACATATTCTAATGTGGCAGAAGCCAGACTTGCTTTATATGAAGAAACAATCATACCGCATTTGAGATTACTGCAATCAGACCTAAATGAATGGCTAATACCTATGTTTGGTGAAAACCTTAGATTTGAATACATGGTTGAGACCATACCCGCTTTATCAGAGCGTAAGCGTAAGACATTTGAAAATGTTACCAGTGCTGTGCGCGAAGGCATAATGACAAGGAACGAAGCTAGAGAAGTATTAGGTCTCAGTCCAGTGAGCGGCGGTGATGAAATTTATATATCAGCAACACTTTTCCCGCTAGGTGCAGAGTCAACACCAGAGCCCACTGAGGAAGAACAAGAAAAGGATATTCAAGATTATCAAGATATAGAAGATGATTTTGATGAAATATTGTGGCTACAAGATGACAAGGCTATATCAGATATAGACTTTACACCTACTGATGGAATGAAAGCAGAAGCAGAGCGCGGTTTGAAATGGCGTAAAGAGTACAATCGTGGTGGCACAATGGTCGGTGTTGCAAGAGCCAATCAACTGATAAAAAAAGAAAAGCTGTCACCTAGCACAGTCAAAAGAATGTTTAGTTTCTTTAGTAGGCATGAGGTAGACAAACAAGCAGAAGGTTTTGATGTTGGCGAAGATGGATATCCAAGCGCGGGTAGGATTGCATGGGCACTATGGGGTGGAGATGCGGGATTCTCATGGTCAAGGAAGAAGCGTGATCAGATTGAGCGTGAAGAAGCCAAACAAGAAGAAATCCTGTATGAGGTTTCAGTGCACGCAACAGAAGATGAGAAAAAAGTCAGCGAAAAAGTCAGAAAAGCGCTCAAGAAAAAAGTGGACGATCATAATGAAAAATATGGTGACAACCCCGCCAAGAGAGCAACACTGAGAATGCTTGAAGCTGTATTCAGACGAGGTGTGGGTGCATACAACAATAACCCTCAAAGTGTAAGACCAAGTGTATCAAATTCAGACCAGTGGGCATATGCACGCGTGAATGTTTTTTTGGGTGCTTTAAGGACAGGTAGATTCAAGAGGGCAAAGTTTGATACTGACCTTCTTCCAAAAGGGCATCCATTATCAACTAAAAAGTAGCCATGCCTAACCATCACCCGCATAGAGAAAACGCCGTCAGAGCGCACAGAGCGGCTAGAAATTTTCTAAATTTTAGTAAAAAACGGCTAAATGCCTTTAAACAGGGCAGAATCAATGTAAGGCTTGAGATAAGAAAACAAGCGAGAATGAGGAACAACCTTGAAAAAAATATACTTAGAAAACTAACAAGTCTTTTTTTCAAACACATAAGAACACAGTCAGCTACATATCGTGAGTACGGTGTATTTTCTACAGAAGAATCACAGAGATTGCTTGAGAACGAGCTTCTACCAATAATGAAAAGGCACTACAGAAAAATATACATAACTATATTTAAAGACAATGAAAGCAAATATGAAAAAATAAATAAAAGTGTTGATGTTGCAGTGTTTGATAGGAACAGAGATATTGAATCACTCGTAACACTTTATAACAATGAGCGTGATTTATTTTTAGTAAATGTCACAGCAACCATATCAAGAAGTATTGAAAAAGTTATAAAGGAAGGTAGAGAGGAAGGATTATCACTGTCACAAATTGCAAGAAAGATAAATGACACTACTGGTATAGCAAGGCGCAGAGCCAATGCCATAGCAAGAACAGAAACACACAACGCCGTTAGTTTTGCACAGCATGAATATCACAGAACAGTCAAAGATGAGTATGGCGTGAAGATGATGAAAAGATGGGCGGCTACAAATGACCTAAGAACAAGGTCAGCACACAGCGCTGTCAATGGTCAGGTAAGAGATATGGATGAGCCATTTGATGTGGGCGGCGCTCAGATGATGCACGCGGGTGACCCTAAAGGCGGTGCAAAGAATGTTATAAATTGTAGATGCTTGATAATATATGTTGATGAAGATGAACTAGATGGAATATCAGAATGAACACAATCTGTTGTAAGATTTTGTTTGTTACGATAATATGGCAAGAACTAAATAGAGGAACTTACGAATGGACACTGCAAATACAGCGCTAGATGTCTTGGCTAATGAGCCTACTTTGCAAGAAGATTCTACACAGAATGATGTTAAAGAAGAAATAAGACGAGATGTTTTCACTACAGAGGAAGAAGCAACAGAAAGAGCAAAAGAGATTGGTTGCGTAGGATTCCACACTCATGATGAAAATGGCAACACAATATATATGCCATGCAAAACACACGCTGAATACACAGAACTGACTGGCAGAGAAGTTTCTGGATATGGCAAAAGAAAAAAACCCAAGAAAAAAGAATCACAAGAAATAACAGACCAAAAAGACTTTTTGCAAGTCATATCAGACCTAAAAGCAATGGTAGATGATGATGATGAAGACAGAGAGGAATACGGTCGCTTTGAGGGTTACGCATCAGTGTTCAATAACAAAGACTTAGGAAATGATGTTATTGAAACAGGCGCATTCAAACGCAGTCTAAGAAGGCGTGGTAATAAGGGTGTCAAACTTCTATATCAACATAAAACAGATATGCCCATTGGTGTTTTTGACTCTATCAAAGAAGATGAGCATGGATTATATGTAAAAGGCAGACTTGCTTTGCAAACACAAGCGGGCAAAGAAGCATACGAATTATTAAAGATGGGTGCGCTAGATGGTATGTCTATAGGATTTAGAGCGAACCCTGATTCAGTCAAATACGATAAGCGCACACGAAAGCGCACGATTGGCGAAGTAGATTTGATGGAAATTAGCTTAGTAACCTTCCCTATGAATCCGAAAGCTACGGTGATGTCGGTGAAGGGCGAAGCGGTTTCTATTAGAGAGTGGGAAAAAGGAATGCGAGATGCTTTCAATCTTTCTCGTTCTGAAGCAAAGGTGGCGGCAAAAGCCGTTCATCAGGTCTTTGAGGAAAAATCAAATAGTGAGATGCTACAAGATTTGCAATCAAAAGAACAAACAGAACTGGTAGATGCCATTAAAACCTTAACTTTAACCATAAAAAACATCTAAAGGGGGCAATTATGTCTAGTGATGTAAAAGAAGTTATGTCTGAGTTTGGTCATGCTTTTGAAGAATTCAAAAAAGCTAATGACGAAAGACTTGACAGACTTGAGAAAGGTAAGGGTGAAGATGCTTTGTTGAATGACAAGATGGGTAAGATTGAAGCTAAACTTAACTCTCTTGAAGATATCAACCAATCAATAGCCCAAACCAAAGCGGCTCAAGAAGGTGTAGCTGATAAGGTTGAGCAACTAGAAACAGTGTTGCGCAGACCTAATTCAGGATTTGACTCTAAATCTATTGATATAGCAGTAAAGACATTTGATAAATACTGCCGTAAAGGTAAAGAGTCACTCTCACCAGATGAAGTCAAAGCATTAACAGTCAGCAATGACACTACAGGTGGCTACCTAGCACCGCCAGAGTATGTGAGAGAGTTACTCAAAACTGTAACTGAAATCTCGCCTATTCGGTCAATAGCTAGAATCAGGTCAACTGGACAGCGAAGTGTGCAAGTTCCAAAAAGAACAGCTACATTCGCCGCGCAGTGGGTTGCTGAATCAGGTACAAGAAGCGAAACAACAGGTTACGCAGTAGGTCTTGAAGAAATACCCGCGCATGAATACTATGCAATGGTAGATATTTCTGAGCAAGACTTAGAAGATACTGTGTTCAACCTTGAAGCAGAGATGCAATCAGAATTTGCAACACAGTTTGCAAAAGCTGAAGGTACTGCTTTCGTTTCAGGTAGCGCTGTAGGACAACCAGAAGGATTCATGACCAATGGTGATGTATCTGAGGTTGTATCAGGCAACGCAACTGCTCTGACAGCAGATGGTTTGATAACACTCGTACACAGCATTAAATCAGAATATGCAAGAACTGGTACTTTTGTTTTTAACAGAAATACACTTGCAAGCATTCGTAAGCTAAAAGATACTGCGGGTCAGTATGTTTTCCAAGCGGGTATGATGCTCACTGGTGGTGTTACAAACACAATTCTAGGAAACCCATACATTGAAGCAACTGATATGCCATCTGAGGGTAGCGGTACATTCCCAGTAGCATTCGGTGACTTCAACCGTGCCTACATGATTGTAGACAGGGTTTCTATGGCGGTTTTGCGCGACCCATTCACACAGGCAACTACAGGTAATGTGCGATACATTGCACGCCGTAGAGTCGGTGGACAAGTGGTTCAGGCGGAAGCTATCGTTAAACAAAAATGTTCAACATAAGGGTATAGGTGACTAATTATGAGAGATTTAAGTAATAATATAGTACCTGTGGTGTCTTTAGCCGCCGCAGTTAGAAGCGCCGCCGCTAACGGAACAGGAGTAGACCTACAAGGTTATGAAAGCGCTACTGTTCTTGTTGATGTTGGTGCGGAAGGCGATACTCTTTCCAGTTCAGTTCATTTTGAGGTTTCATTAGAGCATTCTGATGATAATTCAACATTTTCTGATGTTGCACAGGCAGATATTGTGGATGGCACTATTGCATCTGGCGGTATCTTCTTGAAGCTAGACGGAACAACAGGTGGTGACCCCGATACTGCGGGTGGTGTTTTCCGTGTTGGATATGTTGGCGGAAAGAGATATGTGAGAGTCGTTCTTGCTAAGACTGGCACACACTCAAACGGCACGCCTATAGGGGCAATGGTCGTTAAGGGTCATGCTAGACACACAGTGGACAATGACTTCACAGCGCATAATGCGTAATAAGTAGTAAATGAGTGGGCTAGCTGTTATCAGACTGTAAATCACCAATTTAAGGGTAACAGTTATCCCAACTCACTAACTTGGAGTAATGCCTTATGGCAAACACATATAAAATTGTAGTACCAAAAGTAGGCGCTAATAATAAACACGGAACTGATGCAAGGTTATACGCTCATAATGAGATTGTAGAAGCTAAGTCAGGTTGGCAAAAAGAATTAATGAGTACATTTGTGGCTAATGGGTGGGCTATGGAAGTGAAAGTAGAATCAACAGCAGATGTTGAGGAAGCAGAGCCAGTGAGAGCCAGAGATGATAAAGGTCACTTTGTAGCAGATGACCCAAGCACCCCAGATGTGAATGAAGCCTATGAAGGTGGTAAAGCACCTAAAAAAACTACAAAGAAAAAGAAAACTACCAAAAAGAAAACAAAAGCAAAAGCCTAGTTTTCTGGTATTATCAATCTAAGCAGATGCAATATGGTAGATACCATGCTAATTAGAGGAATAGGTATTCATGAGCGCGGGTTATCACCATTTTGTAATAGAACAAGGGGCAACATTCGGACAAGTCCTTACACTGAAAGACTCTAGCGGTACATTAATCAATTTAACTGGTTATAGTAGCGCGGAGATGGATTTAAGAGAGAATCCTGAGTCATCAAGTGTGATTCTAACACTCACCACAGCAAACAGCAGAATAGCATTAGGTGGTGCGGCGGGTACTGTAACATTATCAATAAGCGCCACAGACACAGCAA